ACATCAACATGTAGTGTGCCATCAGTGTGCATGTGCTAAGTACTATGCAATGGTGGGTGGCTTAGTACCCTTACTGCTATTACATCTACGACACTCAGTCTGTAGGTTGCTCAGTGCATGTGTGCCACCACGTACCCTAGGTATCACATGCCCTGCTGTCAGTGGATTACTACTGCTACCTACATGCCCACACAGTACGCAGTATGGAGTATCAGTGATGCATTGCCTACGATTGGCAGTGTACTCACTACTGCTTAGACCCTTGGACTTAGTGGTAGGTACTCGGTCAGTACATGCGCCACATACCTTGGTAGGCGATATATGCCGACAGTAGTTGCAGATGTAGCTAGGCATGGAACACGCCCTTCTGCATAGGCGCCCCTGTGGCCATACGCCCGTACGTCCTACCGTATGCAGCGCCCCACGCCATGACCCATGTACTGCATACGTAGGCAGTGCGCCCGGTAGGCGTAGTTACGTGCCATCTACGCGGACCGAGCTTTTCTACGCGGAACTTTGGACTCGCGTTCGGCATATGTCACCTTCTCTCGCGTCGTGAGACTGCATTCAAGGTGCGCGTACCACCACTGCGATGCCGAGTAGTAGTACCCGACGTACGACTCGTCGACCTCGAACGCGATGCGGCATTCGCTGCACCGCTCAGGCTCAAAAGGGGGTTCGTCGCTCACCTCCGCGACCGGAGGCGCCGGCACGACCGCTGGACGGGGCACAGCGGCCCCGCAGCCCGTATGAAGGGGGTGAGCGGTCGCCGAGGGCGCGTGAGCCCTGTAGGCCGCCGTACGGAGCTTCAGGGCCCCAGCAACGACCGAGTAGGTCTCGACGCCTTGGCTCACGTACCACCACTCGTGCTCGGCCGCGCAGGGGATCGCCTCGACGACCGTGAGCAGTCCGACGATCCGCGCGTAGAGCACCGCCTTGCCGCAGCGCGGGCAGCTTCCGCCCTGTGCCCTTGACTGGTCGCTCATTGGCCTAGGTCCTTTCTTCGACCAGGGAACAGCTCTGTTGTCTTTGATCTTGACGTTGATCTTGGTTCTTCGTTCTTAGTCTTTGATCTTTGTTCTTCTGTTCTGTACGGCGCCCTCTGTTCGGGCCCCCCTACTACGTAGTGGGGGCGAACGACCCGAACGGCAAGTAGGGAATTTTTTGTACCATGCCGAACGGTAGACGAACGCGCAGGTCAAGAGGCGAACGTTCGCCGAACGCCTGCCGAACGGGGCGAACGTACCAGCCGAACGGAGAGGCGAACGCTACCCCCTTCCGTTCGGCTTGATCCACAGGCCCGAACGGCACGAACGGCCCGCCCGTCGACTCATGATCCTTCGATCGCTTCGCGCCCTAGATCGGTCGCCATGACCTTCGTCTTGGGGCCGGCGAGCAAGCCTTCGTTGATCATCTTCTGTAGCTCCGTGGACAGCGTCGAACGTGCCGGGTTGATGTTGATCTCTTCGAGCCACGACCGGATCTCGGCCTGCGTACCGCCCCACAGTTCCTTGTCCCTCAGCACGGTGAGGATCGACCGCGTGTACTGCCTCAGGTCGATGTTCGGCTTCTCAGCCTCAGGCCGCTCGCCCGTGAGCGGTATGGGCGCAGTGACGACGAGGGACGTAGCGATCTCCTGCATGACGAACGGCGGGTATTCGGTCTCCACGCCATCCTTCTGCTTGCCGTTGTCTCCGTGCCTGGTCGACATCGTCACTTGCTGCCCGCGGCGCTTGGTCGTGACGACGGTCGTTGCAGCGGCGTACATCGCCCCTGAGCCGCGCATGTCTGCTGACGACTTCCCGAAGTGGTGAACGACGAGCATGCATCCCCCGGTCGCCTGCCGCATGGCGTGGAGTGAACTCACGAAGATGCCCATGTCCTGCGAGTCGTTCTCGCTGAGCCCAACGGTCATCATGGCTTGGGTATCGAAGATGACGAGACTGTAACCGTCTTCCCGGATGATGTTGTGAAGTGCAGCAACCGAGTCACGGTCCCCGAGTTGGATCGCACCGTTGTGAAAGTCGCAGTCATCGGGCCAATCTTCGCGGTTGTACTGTTCCCATGCTTCGACACGTGCCGCGTATGCGCTATTGCCTTCGCCGACAACGATGAGCGACTTCCCTTGGGCAACGTGTAGACCGTGATACATATCTCGGGAAGACGAATAATGGGCAGCGAGATCAAGAGCGACGAACGACTTGTACGAACCACTTTCGCCAGCGATCCACGAAATGGAGTCAAGATAGAGCATCCCTTCGATGAGTGGCTTCGGTTTTGGAAGGTTGCGCAACTCGTCGCGCTTCATGATGCTCGACCGAGTGCGTGACTCCTTCACCTCCTGCGCCGGCGTCAGTGTCCCGCTGAACTCCAACTCCAACTGCTCACGTCGCAGGCGATCCGCAGCATCGCGCCGGCGCTTGAGTTGCCGGTACTCGAAGTCGACCAGGGAAGCCGAGGACACCGCCTCTATCTCTTCCCTGGTCGGTGCAACGGGTGTGCCATCGTCTGACGACATGTGCGTGGGCCCCTTGTATGGCCACCCGTCGTTCGTGGGCACAGGCGCTGCCTCCAACGCTCTCCGGTCGATCTCAAATCTTTCGGCCCACGGATCGATCACTTCGTGCCTCTATTCGAACAAGGGAAGTTCGCCAACGCGTCGTACTGTCTCGTCGGGACTGAGGGTGGCATCGCGCATCAGTGCGTCGACCAACGCCCGCACGCCAGGCAGGTTTGCGTAGCGCGCAAGTTCTTCGCTCGTAAGTTCAGGCAGGGCGACCGCAGGTAGACCGCTCTCGTCGCCTTCGCGGGGCCTCGACCAACAGGCAGCGCACAGGGTGCCTTCCATGCAGGTGATGACCGTCATGCATCGCCCGCAGCGGTGGTGGAGGCCGTCGGCGCAGTCGTTGCACCACAGGTTCGTGTGCGCGCCGACTTCGACTGCCGGGCCGGCTTCCGACGCGTCTTTGAACCAGAACAGCGGCTGACTGTACGACCGGCTGACGATGTGTGGCTCGCTTTCGGGCGGGACGCGATGCACGGTGTGCGTGACCGTCAAGCCTGTCTCGCCGTCGGCGATTTCGTCGTCGTGGACGTAGTCCCATACGAGGTCGTCGTAGTCGGCTTCGAGCCAGCCGACGGGCTCTGAGGGCACCCATTTCATGATCAAGGAACTCCGTTCCAGGTGTGCGAGGGACGCAAGCGTACGTCCGCGACGAAGGCCCCCGGCAGTAGGCCAGGGGCTGGGTCGTAGGTCAGTGCCTCAACGGTCAGGCGTGCAGCGGCAGTTGGCGTCGGTGCAGGTGTAGTCCGTGACGTCGGGCGCAGGCTCAGGTAGCCCCGGCGCGTTCATCAGTAGCGTCACGTGCGTCGCCCACTCTTCCAACTCCCGTACGCGGCGCTGTAGTTCGTCGATTTTCGCGCTCAGCGGTACGAAGCGATCGGTGCTGAAGTCCTTCGGGTCGATCTCCATTACGATCCTTCCGCCTCGATCCTGGCGAGTAGCTTCGTCGTGTGGCCGTCGAGCGTCGATGCGGGGTCCGTCGACCAGTCGTGCAGTGCGACGAACGCGGTCACTATGACGTCGCATAGTTCGGCCGCAACGTCCTTCGATTCGTGGGTGAAGCCCTTGCGCGCGTTGGCGCCTGTGTAGCCGATGTACGCCTCAGCGACTTCGCCGACTTCCTCCGTCAGCTTGAGGAGTCGTACAGCGATTGCTTCGCGGACACCTAGGCGGAGTTGCGACGTATGAATGGCGTCGTAGATCTCGGTCATGTTTTCGTTCATTACGCCTCCCACATGGACATGGCGCCCATGTATTCGTGATCGTGGGTGTAGTGGCCGATGACCGCGCCGAACCACGTTGCGTGGTTACCGATGGCGCCGTGAGGAATGCATACGACCGCGAAGCCGTCGATGCGGGTCTCGATCGAGATCAGGTGCCACACGTCCTCGAACGGCGTTGCGTCCATCGGCTAGCAGCCGCCCTTGAAGTACTTCGTGCAGACCGTTGAACCGTGCGTCGGCTTCGTGCCTGACGATCCTCCGTGGTGTCCGCCGACGAGGAGTACCGCCGCTACGGCGATGACGATCCAGCCGAACGAGCCCTTTTTCATCCGACGACCACCAGTTCGCCGCGTCGATTCGCGGTTTCGCACGCGATACACGAGAGTCGATGGTCCTCTTTGATCTGCGCTAGTCCGCGAATCGAGCCGCCGCGATAGTCGCAGTCCTCGTCGAACAGGTCGTGACGCAGTGTCGGGCCGAACTCACTCGCGTTGTACGCGTTGATCGGCCGCGCTTCGAGCCACTGCACGGCGGGCGATACTCCGCTCTGGTAGCCGCATCGCGGGCAGAGGTAGCCGCGGCCCGACGGCTGCGCAGGCCCGCCACAGCTAGGGCATGCGCTCATGACCGTGGATGCGGGTGCGAAGCCCGACGACCAACCGCAGTTGGAGCAATACCACGACCCGTTGGGCGCCTGCGACGTGGACGCTCCGCAGTTTGGACAGTTCATTTTCCTTTTCCTCCTGATCCGAGAACGACGAGTAGTACGACGAGAAGGACGAAGCCCATGCCGGCGCCCGGGGTGTTGACTGTGGTGACGGGGCCCGTCGACAGTAGCCACGTCATCAGTAGATCTTCGATCCTTCGGTGAAGCCGTGTTGGTAGGCCTCGGCGCGGTAGTCCTCGATGCGGTCCCACAGGCGGGCCCACTCTTCGTCGGTGAACCGGCCTTCGCGAATGGCTTCGAGGTAGGTGCGCAGTTGCTTCGTCCGCCGCGTCGGCTTTTCGACGACGAGCACCGGACCGACACGCGGACCGCTCACGCGCGAAGGCTGTCGCTTAGCCATCGCCCAACAACTCCTTCGCCTTGGCCTCGTAGTTGTCGCCTGCCATGCGTAGTGCGCGGGACAGGGCCAGCGCTGCGCCTAGTTCGCCGTTGCGGACGTCGCCCTTATGTCGACGGGCTTGCCCCCAGCCAATGGAAACGGGGTCGCCGACCACTTGGCGCAACAGCACCTCGGCATTGGTCACCGTGCCGTCCGTCGACCAGATGACAACAAAGTCGTTGTCGAGATTGCGTTTCATGTGCGACGTCGGCGGTTTCGGCATATCGAATGCGTCACTCATCGGGCATCCCTTTCGTAGGCACGGGCGTAGGCGGTGTTGTAGGCGTCGCGCCACGAAGCGCGGACAGCGCACGGGAAGTTGTTGACGTCGAGCACGGTCCACGTCCCGCGCATGCGCTGCTTGACCTTGTACTTGAGTCCGCGACGCATGAATGTCTCGCGCTTCGCTGCGCAGGTCATCGGCGCACCAGCCAAGCGCCGACCCAAGAACCGCACACGAAGGCTGTGATCAGCCAATACCAGTGGATCATCGGTACGCACTCCTCAGGTGTCGTTCAACATCATTTACGGTCCACGGACGGCCGCTGACGGGCCACTGAAGCACGATCGGGGTGACCGCGCCCTCTGCTGCCTCGCGGCTCATGCCCTCGTCCCTGAGTGCCCGTACAACCCAGCTCAGGGCGTCGTCTTGGGTGCCCGGCAGCCGGCCGGCGAGCCACAGCAGCATGCCCTCGGTCGACGTCTCCCGCACCGGCCGTACGGCGCCGGTCGAGGTCCGCTCGTACCGCGGCTGCTGCACGGATTCCGCCGCTTCAAGCGCGGCGAGCAGCCCGACGGGCGTCGGCGCTATGGGGCGATCGTCAAGCAGTCGATAGCTCCGTCCGTCAACCACCGAAGGTGGGCCGACGACGTAACCGTTATCGCCGCAGACGTCGATATGCGGTAGCCCGATCCGCTTGAATGCCGAGATACGACGACCGATGACACGCTGTTCTGGGTAGCGAAAGTAGAAGTGCAGGCCCCCGGACCATGTTTCAACTGTGCGCGTTTCACAGACGTCATCGCCGTAGCGATTGCACATCTCTGACAAGGATCCGAATCCGTCATGGCCGTCCTTCGTGTCGACGTCCAGCACCCAAATGCCGGACCGTGAGCCAGTGGCAATGCCGACGTTGCAGGTGGAGTTGGTGCCCATCCACCAGTTGACGATTCGATCGCCGGACGACGTAGCAGACAGGAAGCCGTCACTACCGGGCAGCGGCTGCTTGCCGCCCTCGACCAGTCGGAAGACTTCGAACCCCTGGTAGGCGTAGTTCAACGCCGCGAACAGCATCTCAGCCATCGCAGGCCTCCTTCCATTCGGCGCGGAATCGCTGCACAGTCCTGGTCGAACAGTGGAAGTCGGCCGCAACGTCGCGGATCGACTCTCCTTTCTCGAAGGCCAGGAACATAGCTGCGCGGTTGACGTCCGACGGCCGCTTGCTCGTGTATTCCTTTTTGGCATCGAGACACGGTTCGCAGAGCACGGAACGTCGGTCGCTGTGCTGGGACCGTTTGATGCGCTTGACGAGAATGTCGTAGGCCAGGTGCAGTCGGTAACCCTCGATCGTCCCACATGCGCCCGTCCACTCGGGGAAGACGTCGGCGCGGTGAACGGTGTCGAGATCCCAGCATCCGATGGGCGCCCACTGGTTGTTCCTGGCCCGCGACTTGTTCATGTTCTGCGTCACGTTGGCAATACCGAAGTCCGCCGGCTGAGCTTTTTCGAGCTTCGTCGCCATCGTGACGAAATGGGCGTACATCTCAGGCGACATGCCGTGCCAGCCGGCCGAGTTTTCCGATGACAGGTTCGACAGTGACGCATAGGTGGTCGGCAGGAACTCCGTCATCACCACGAGCGAGAAGCCGCGGGCCAGTAGGCCGTGGACGATGCGCACCGCGCCGCGCTTGCGATCCTCGTTCGACGGAATGTCGCCCGACGGTAGCGGAATGGCGAACAGCTTTTTGACCGTATCGACGTGGACCGTGGATCGTTCGTTGTAGAAGTGATCCTTGAGCGTCGATTCTGCGATGCCGGTCAGGGCCGAGATCTGAGTGAAGAACATGCACTTATGGAGCTGCGTCAGGCGCTCGCGGAACGGCGCGGGGTCGCGCCACATATAGATGCCGCGTTCGTTGACGATGGTCAGATACTTGTTGCGCGCATTGCGCTGTTCGCGCGTCATCCCCGGCTTCCGCATCGCTTACACCTCTCCGCTACCACCGCACGGACCGCACGGCAGTGCGCGATGTTCGACCCATTCGTTTCCGTTGCCATCACGGTGAACGGCCACCTCGACTACCTGGCCGCAGCCTTGACACCTGGGGCACGTCATTACTTCGCCTGCCGCAGTGCCGCCATGCGGACGGCCATCGACTCGGGGCTATAGGTGAAGTTCTCCACCTCTTCGCGCAGAAACCTGCGGTGCCCGCCCATGGTCCGACGGCACTTCAAGAACCCAAGGTCGGCCCACTTGGTCACAGTCTTGGGGTGGACACCGAAATACTTGGCGACGTCCGTCGGAGTCATGAGATCAGACATGTCACTGTTCCTTCGCTTGGCGAACAATAGTTACCCGACGGTGGCGGAACAGTTCTGGCATATCCAGCCACCGCCTGAGCGCTCGACCCACATGTGATTGCAGTACGAAACGACGTGCCGCAAGAACCTCATTCGTCGTCCCATTTCATGTCCTTTACGACGCCTTGCATGTAGCGAACCTGTTCCTCGACCGTCAGCCCGTCGGGAACGCCTAGTTCCTTCATTTCGGCTCGCAGGTCCATGAAGGCGTAGTAGTCGTCGTCACACCATTCGAGGTGCGGCGTGTAGAACGGGGCGGTGCCCGGCGTGACGCCGATGTACCTCAGGAAGTGCTCTGCCAGGTGCAGGATGCTGTTCGTGACTTCCGCGGGCAGCGTCTCAGGGTCCTGGTTCGTGAACGGCCCGTGCCCGTGAAGGAAGTCCGCAGTCCGCGAGATCATGTCGTCCAGGTTGACCGACGTCATGAAGATCTCTTCGCCGGGCTTGATCGGCTCATCGCCCGTTGGCTGGCTCATCGGACGTTCTCCCTTGCGTACGTTTCGATTTCCCGGAGGACGCGTTCCCGCACGACGACGATGATGTCGTGGGCGAGGCGCTTGTGTGCTGCCTCCGACTCCTGTTGGTTCGACATGCATCGGCTGCACTCGGAGTCGTTGTCGATCATCCGTGCGACGTCGGCGGCCAACGGTTCGTCCTCGTCGGTGCGCCGCGGCTTGCGCGCCTCCATCAGAGCGCCTCGACTTCCAGTTCGGTGACCAGTGAGCGGTACATGCTGGCCATGTCCATCAGGTGGGACTTGAGCCGGTTGCGTCGGGCCTGCGAACTGTGACCTTCCATCGGGTAGCCCGTGGCTTCCAGGTTCGCGGCTCGAAGCGTCAACGCGGCGGCCCTGCCTTCGAGTTCGGCGATGACCGCCACGCGGACGCTGCTCACGAGAACGAGGGTGTGCGGTCGAAGGACGTGACACTGAGCTTGACGTGGACGCTGTTCAGCGTGGTGACGTCGCTGCCTTTGACGGTCTGGTGCGGCAGTACGTCGGTCACGTATTCGGTGCCCGACTCGACACGGATTCCGTCCGCGTTCACGGCCTGCCAGTCGAAGGCGTAGTCCGACTTCTTCGAGCTGTTGTTGGTGATCGAGTACTTCACCCACACGTCAGCCATGCCGGGGATCGACCGGTCGTCGATCGTGAACGACTTCAGGTCGATGCGCTCGCTGACTGCTGTCGGCTTGTGACTGGGCTTCACGACCTGCGTTGCCACGGACGCCGGCGCGTCGGACGCGGGCGCCCCCCCGTTGGCGGTGATCCCGATGACCGCGAACACGCCAGCCAAGCCGACTACCGACGCGAGCGCTACCTTGCTGGTCTTACGCATTGTTCTCGTTCCCTTCGAAGTGTGGGCTGATAGTTGGTCGTCAGTTCGACCAGAGTGCGGGGGTGTCGTAGATGGCCTCGAACACTTCCGGATAGAGGGACTCCGACGTGAACTGCCGGACACCGACGAGGGCCGACAGTTCGCGCTGCTCTTCGAGCCACGCTTCGCGGTGCCAGGCCTCGCGCCTCGCGATCGGAAGGTGCGCTACGTCAGTTTTCGTGTCGGCGAAGAAGTTGTGCGCCATGAGCGTTGCTCCCCTGTATGGCGGTTGTGGACTGTGAAAACCGGCCCAACCTTCGCGAATTGCACCCCGGTTGGGTTTGTCCAGCTCTCCCCGTAAGGCGGGCCGGCTAGTGCTTCCGAGGGGTTCGGACCCTCGCTGCCCCATGCACTGCGGAAGCGTTTTGAGGTGGCGCCCCCCGCAACCGGACTGGGGGAACAGGGGGCGCCGGTCTTTGGGTGCCCCTAGGTCGCCGGGGGGACAACGACCTAGGGGCTACGGCCCCGGCGACGGATGACGCGTCACGTCGACCGGGGGTTAAGAGGTGCTCGCGCCGGGGGATTCTGGGGGAAGGAGAGCGCGAGCACCGGTCTATGGGGTGGGGCGACGCCTCTCGCCATCGGCTACACCCAGGTTCCAGCCGTACCAGAACGCGGTGTGTATGTCGCGGATGCCTTGACCGCCAGCCGCGGCGTGCATGCGGTACATGGCTTCGTCGTACTCTTCGCGCGTCGGCTGCGTCAGTAGGCCCGGTTCGATGAGCTTCTCTTCGGTCGCCATGCCAACTCGCCCTTTCGACTCGGTGTCCTAGTACGGGAGTTGCTTGCCGCTTGGGGTGCGGAGGTCTGGTTCCTGCGGTTTCGTGGGCTTCCTGGTCGAACGCTGTACACGGACTAGTTTCGCCACGTCGAGGCCCTTCGAAACGTAGATTCAGGAGATTACTACGATTGGCGTAGCTTGCGACTCGAACGCGGCGCGCTCGCAGGGCCTTAGGTCGTCGACGTCGTGCAGTGCCGCGGCGCGGTCGACGTCGGCCTGAGTGGTGGTGCGCAGGCCCCGGAGGCGGTCCGGGGCCATGGCCTCGTCAAGCGTCACGGCAGGCGGGCGATCTCGTACGGGATGGCCATGTCGGCGTACCGGTCGTTGTAGATCTGCTGCGCTTCGCCGCGAGTGTCGTAGTCGCCAACGACGTCGTAGCCGTCGCAACCGAAGTTCTGAATGCTCAGGATGTAGTGGGCGGGACTCGGGTTGCTGATCGAGCAGTCTCGAATGTCGGTGTTCGCCATTGAACTCCCCCTGACTGTGTGGGCTTCGAGAGCGGGTCGTCCACGGGTAGACCGCTGCGACCTTGTCGAGTAAGGACGTTGGCCGCTCTCGTTTTCCTTGCTGCTTCCTTGTGATGACGAATCTCCTCCTAGTCCAATCTCCCGTCAAGTACCCGAATCGGAAATCTTCGAAGATTTTTGCCTGTGATACAACCGTGACCAGGGACGTTGAGATCTATGCAGCGACGATGTTACTTGTTGGTAGATGTACAGATCATCGATCGACTCTCTGACCAGGGCGTCTTCCGTGTGCGCGAGTTTCAGCGACTACCCGATACGGCGGCATACCTTCGGTCAATCGATCTCGCTAGGCGACCGCACAGAGCTTTGGATCTCTTACTCACCAGTAACAAGCAAGTTGCGTCGACTCTGGACTAGTGTGCGTAGACGTCGGGTCGTCTGCTACGCGTATCAACTGGAACTACAGGTTCATAGACAGGCAACCCTAAGGCACGATTGACGAAGCAACGAACACCGAAGCGCCCCCCCCATAGGAGAGACGCAGGCAAGAGCATGAAGCGAACGGAGCACGCCAAGATCTTTGGGCAGTGGCTCGATACGACGATGGCGAACAAGGGATTGTCGGGTCGATGGATCGCGCAACGGGTCGACGTCAATGACTCGGTTGTATCGCGTTGGCGAAACGGGACGGCAATCCCTACGATGGCGAACCTTGCGCGGCTCGCCGACACACTAGACGTCCAGCCCCTGCGCCTAGCTGTGACCGCCGGCTTGGTCACTGAAGAGATGGCAGGGGTGCCGCCGTACGAGATGCCAGAGCCGACGGCTCTACGTAGAAGGGTGATCGAAGAAATCTCCGCCATCCGCGGTATCACGGAGGGCACGCGAAAAGCTCTGATCAAAGCGTTCGATCAGTACATAGCAGAGGAAAAGGATCTACTGGCGTGAAGGATTACATTCCCGAAGGAACGCGGCGCATCCTTGCGTCCGTAGCGCAATGGGGAGGCTGGCTCGGCTCTTTCGGTGTCTTCGCGTGGGCGACGCTGACCATCGATCCAGGCACGGCGCCTCGCGTCAAGTTGTTGACTGTCCTGGTCGTCATCATCCTCGTCGGTGTCGCGGTCGCCGGTACTACGGTCCGCTCTCGCATGCGCCTCTCGGAGACGATCGTCCACGCCTTCAAGGTAGGCATGGAGAGCGTCAAGCGCGACAAGTAGGGCACAAGTAAAGGGCGTTGGCCACCTGCTACGACCAACGCCCTTTGTGCTGCGGTCAGTTAGACGCGCTCAGGCCAGTGCCAAGAGCCGCCGACAGTTCCGCTCTCGTCGTACGTGGATCGGTTGAAGAACATTCCAGTCGGATTGAGAACTGCCAGGCCAACGACGTCGTCAGAGACGATATCGGTCACGATGGCCGCTCGACACTGCGATACGTATTCACCACCCGGCGTTCCGTAGCTGACATAGTGGACGATTCGACCAACGCTTGGGTTCATTCCTTGACTCCTTCTACGTAGGGCATGGGCCGACCAGGATGCACGGGGCACACTCCGTCGTCAACGCCGTGCTTCGAGAGGCCTTGACTGACGTGTCGGCGGGCGATGCCGCATCGGCATTGCGACCGGTGGAAGCGGTCCATGTGCGTCGAATCGTCGGTGTCGAACATGGACTTGCCGCGGCCGGCCTCAACCGACGCCCGAATTGCGGCGACCGTTTCGTCGGACAGCGCGCAGCACGCCAGCTTGCACGTCGTCATCAGCCGCTGTACTTGTAGCAGGTCAGCCACGACGTGTCGACGTTCACCGACGTCGCCCCGGACACTGAGCTGATGCCGAGTGCCGACTCATTCTGGAGTATCCAGTCGGTCGAGTCAGGGAAGTCGGCGTTGACCGTCGACACCAACTTGCCGTCGAGGTAGAACCTGATCTGATTCGGGACGATCTCCGTCGAGTACGTGTGCCACGAAGTCCAGTCGGCGTTCGGGCCGACGTCCGCGCCTGACTCTTTGAAGCCGTGCGTGAACTCGGATACCGGGTCCGACGCGAAGTTGGAGCCGGCCTCCGGGTAGTCGACTTCGTTGGGCGAGTAGCGCAGGTGCGCCATCTTGAAGCGGTCCGACGTGTTGGAGATCTTGACGCGTTCCGTGAACTTGCCGTACCGCAGGTTCATGCAGGGGAGTGGCACCATCGCGGCGACCGAGTTGTGGCCCGACGCGTACGACATGTGGACGCGCATCTGTCCGTCGGTGCCGACCAGGATGACCGATGCGGCCTTCGAGGGCTGGTATGTGCCAGGCACGGGACCTGAGTTGCCGTCGGCGCCAGAGCCGGCGGTGTCGGGCCAGCCGTCGGGGTAGGCGCCTAGCGTGTTGTAGTACGACGGGTACTTCGTCTTGAGGCCGGCGCACTTGAAGTTGCCGTCGCCGGCGCAGTTCGAGAACCCGCCCACCGGTACCTGCACCGCGTTGAACGTCTCGCGGTCGAGCAGCGTGAACGAGCCGCAATTCCCGGCGGGCGACGCGTTGTTGGTGACGTGGCACGCGTCCTGCGACGGGAACGTGTCAGCCGCTCGTGAGGTCGTGCCCCATGCAAGGCTGATCATTGCAGCAACGCCGAATGTTGCTAGCACCTTGAGCTTCATTGCGGGTCTCCTTCGTGAGTACCTTCGTGATGATGCCGATAGGCTCTGTCGCTTCTCGCCGGATCTCGGCTACGACGTCGGCCCACTTCATGCCGTTCGCGTGCATGAGTGCGTAGTCTCCGGCTGTTCTCATGAGTTCACCTTCACTAGGTCCGATGCCCATACGGTGCGGGCGCGGTCCGAGTCGTCCCAGTCGACGACGCAGACCGCGTGATGCTTGCCTTGCGCGGGGGTGTACGTGACGACGGTCCCGAGGACGTCTTTGCGTAGGCCGTCGACCCGAACGCGGTCGCCTGTTTCGAATTCGTTCACGCTGTACCCCTTGTCTGTGACTCTTGATTGAGGCCGAACGCTTCGTACAGCACCTTCGTTCGCTCCGCCTTCGCCGCGGCGATGCGGCGCTCTTCGGCCGCGATAACCCGAGCGCAGTTGCCGCACAAGGGTAGCTGTGCGACTGTCTTGCGCTCTTCGTCGTTGCTTGTGCCGCGCCACAGGAACGGGTACGTGGACACGCCACACAACGCCACCGCGCTCGTATACTCCGGGCTGCCGTAGCCGGACAGTCGGTGCGCGACCGCCCCGCCGACCGAGTACACGCGTTTGCCGACGTGGACTTCGTTCACGGCTTCGTCCTCCGGTAGAGGTGATCCGCTAGCCACAACGACCCAGCGGCCAAGGTCAGTTGACCACTGAAGCGATGTATCGGATGGCTCGATGCCCCGAGCACGAAGCGCAAGTGCGTCGTGAACGGTGCGCAGGGCTCTGATGATCGCACCGCGATCCATTCCGCAGCCCCGAAGTATGCGATCCAACCGGTCCATACGATCCCCCACTTAGTCCTCGCCTTCATCGGATCACGCCCATCAGTTGCCGCCCGATGTACTCGGCGTAGGCCGGCGGGATGGCCTCCGTCAGCTCCTCGCGGACGTCGGTCCATGGGATGCCCATGGCTTCCTGCATTTCGGCGACGGTCGCCTTGCCGCCTCCGTTGCCGTAGGCGGCGACGTACGGGCCGTCGAAATACTCCCCGTGCCGCCACCCACGTACGCGACCGCGGTGCTCGACATGCGGGCGTCGCTCGACCATCCAACCTCCCATCTCGAAGTTGCGATGCCGCAGTACGCCGAGACCGAACATCTCCCCGCACAGCGAAAGGTCTTTGCGGATCTCAGCCTTGCCGTTGGGCTGCTCGATGACGTACGGCAGGCCGGCGAGTTCGAGTAGGTCGCGCGTCGGAGCGACCAGATCCTCGTGGATGAATCCCCAGCCCTGCGAGGCGTTCGTGCCGACGGTCAACGCGCACTTGTCCTGGCACGGAGGCGACGAGTGGACGGCCACGTACCGCCGGATCTCGCCTGTGTCGATCAGGCCTGCGAGGTAGGCGAGAGCATCGCCCTGGTAGTAGCGGTACGGGTAGTTGGGTTGGGGTTCCTTGTCGCAGCCGTCGACCTCGAAGCCGGCGTCCGCGTATCCTCGACCGGCGCCCCCCGCCCCCGAGAACAGGTCCAAGAGCCTAGGGCGTGCCTTCATACTTGCCTCGCGTTTCCATGCTGACGTTCCACGTGAACTGCAACGGCTGATCCCAAAAGTCGGCCGGCAGGTCGTTGCGGTAGCGGCGGACCATGTCGACCGCGTAGGCAGTGACGCCCTCCTCGGTGACGACGTCCTCAGGCCGGTATTCGAGGGCGCCCCGGAACGTGATCTTGTCGAACTTCTGATTATCGAAGGTGCTCCCGTCGAGTTCCTGCCATCCGCTCATGACGAAGTCGACGTGCTGCACCTGCTTACTGGCTTCAATCTCCATCATGGGGAAGCTCCAAGTTCCCTAGGTCTAGGGGCAGTTCGACGTTCTCGATGCGGCGTTGCTTGCGGTTGACGACTTGGATCGAGGTCGCGTCGACGCGGTGCTTCATCGTGATGTGGCCTTCGAGTTCGACGAACGCAGCCCATATCGGTTGCTGTGCGTCGAGCTGGCCGACCCAGTGGCATTCGTCGAACTCGCACGGCACTTCGAGCCGGTAGCCTTCCGTCGTGTAGATCTTCAGGATCTCCATTGCTCTCCAGATAGAGGGCTAGGGCCCGTGCACCAACTCGCAGTACACGGGCCCTAGTTGCTGACTGCCGGATCACGCCGACTCGTCGTATTGACTCCCGTCAGCGGGGACGTTCCTAGACCTGATGACCTGCCGCGGCGGCCTGTTCCCGCGTCACCAGCCCCTGAGCGACCAGGGCTTGCACGGCCTGAACCGGCATCGCCTGCAACGTCGCAGCGTCAAGGCCCGTCGGCTGGCCGATAGGCGGGCTCTGCGCAGGAGGGGCAGCCGTCGCATTCTGCTGGCCCCATGCACCAGGCTGGGGTGCCGCGGGTTGCTGCGGGGGAAGGTTGCCCCACCCTGCACCAGGCGATTGCGCCGGTGCAGGTGCCGCAGACGCAGGCGCCGTACCCCACGCGTCCGCCTGTGACGGGGCCTGACCGTTTCCCGCCGGCCCCTGCACGTTGGACGGCTTGTGCGACGCCCACCACTGCTCGGCGCGCTGCACGTCGACGTCGTTCGGCGCGTTGAGGACAATGGCGCCATCCTCGAACCCCGGCTTCGGGTCCAACTGCACGATGTAGCCGAGCGTGAGACTCGGATTGTCGCGGTGAATCTTGTTCACGATGTACGGCGCGGAGATCATCGCTCGCTCTTGCAGCTCCGCGTTCGGGCCGCCGTGGCACATGAAGCATGTCCAGTCGAGAGTGAGGACGTCGCCCTCCGCCTTGCGCTTCGTGTCGTAGCGCCGTTCGACGCCGTGCACCTCGGTGAAGAACACCAGGTGACCGAGATGATCCTTGGCCTTGATGAAGCCTCCGCCTTCGAGCGGCGCGCGAACTCCGCTCACAGTGCGGCAGCCTCGGCGTCGACGTTCTCGGCGGCCTCATTGACGAGAACCTGCGCAGCGTCGACCGCGGCCTGAAGCTCGTCGCGACCGTGATCGAAGGCGTTCAGCTTGCGCTGCGCGTCGTCGGCCTTGGACTGAGCCTTGACGAGGGCGATGCGCGCCCGCTTCAGCGCGGTCCCCGGACGCTGGCCCTTGCGCTTGTCAGCGGCGGAAACCTCGTCGGCGGCAACGTCTACGTCGTTCTCGAACTCAGACATGGTGGACTCTTCCTGTTCGGCCATTGCGGCCTCGAATACTGCCTTGCTGACGAACTTGCCATTGAGTCGTGGCATTTCCGCTTCCCTTGTTCCTTGTGGTGGAACCCTACTCAACGATTGCTTGATGCGCAAATCGTTGAAGTCATTGGCCAGGACATGCACCAGGAACCCCCGGAGCCATGAACGGGCAGTAATTGCACAACGGTCCGGTTGTCGGCGCGACGTCAAGGGGATTGATCCCCGAGTTGGCCGTTTCCTTGAGCCGTTGATACCGGGCAATGGCCTCGTTCGCCACTTCCGGCTGATACGGGAAGATCTCGACGTAGATGCCCTGGTCGATCGATGCGGCGTCGCGGGCAATCATGACTACGGCAATATCCTTTGGAGTCTCGCCGGCCATGGCCAGTCCCATACCGTACAGCTGCCCCTGAGTGCGATACTGAGTTCCAACCCCTTCACGTCGATACTTATGAACTGCACGGAGACTCGGAAACTTCCAGTCTCGTACACGACGCTGCACCCGGTCGTAAAGGTCAAGCGTCCCAGTGACTTCACCCTCAACGATAGTGACGCCATGTTCGATCAGATACCTTCCGCGGTCATGGTTCGCGTGAGTCATCATGTCGGCGAACCATGAATGGACACCCGTACCAACGATCGCTGGCCAGTTCGCGCCTGAGCCATGGGCAAACGGCGTTTGTCCCGCCAGCTTGTACACAAGCTTCCGGTCGCAGGCGGCACCGAATTCCGACGGCCCTAGGGACGCCTGCGCGCTCCGACCCCTCGGACGATTCTCGTACGCCCATACCTGCTCCTTTACCCAGCCTTCCTCGGCTAGTTCTTCGGGCGTCTGCGGCCGTACCGGATCGTAGGTGTCGGTCGACGTGGCGATCGGCGCGCGTACCCCGCCGGCCGTCGGCGTGGCCTTGAGCGGTCGCCCTACGTGCGGGGTCATCCCGTCGGGCATCGGCGGAAGCGTCACGGTGCACCACATCCGCAGTTCTCGGTTTCGCTGACGCAGTCCGGATGCACGGGGCGTCCGTCGTCGTCTTCGCAGCCAAGTCGGTAATTCGTCACCAATCGCAGCGGCGGCACTGGGCCTGGCTCTTCGAAGACGCCCGTCGTATAAATGCCGTCGGGCATCGGGGGGAGATCAGTCACTGAACGCCTCCTTCTGTCGGTAACACTCCTCGTGAGGGCCGCCACACAGGTTTGGCGCGTTGCAGCATTCGAACTTCACCCGCTTCGCGGGAGGATCGGCGAGATACGCGATAGCCCGACCGAAGAATTGGATATCATCTCGACCATGTCCCAAGAGATCGTTACAGGGTCGACACAGGAGTCCACGTACGCACTCACCGCAAGAAGTCGAGCCGTTGCAGCACTTGTGATCGTGGTCAACAGAAAGCTTTCGACTTGCTCCCGTAGCCCGCTGGCAGATGGCGCACGTGCCGCCCTGCGCTTCGTAGAGTTCCGCATAACGTTCAGCGGTGATGCTGTACGTACGCGCAACGTACGCGGCATGGTTCATCTCCTTTCGGCCCTTCCTTGCCTCGCGATGATGAGTCGCACACCGCGGACCGGGATACGGGGCGGGGCGCATCGGGACCTTGTCGGCCTCACTGAATTCGACGACGCAGTCCTTGCAGAGTTTGTCGGCCATCACTCTGCCCTCTTCGTCAGAAGAGCGATGGCCATCCTCAGCGCTTGCTCTTCGGTGAAGCCTTCGATCTGAAGAGCAATGAAGAACTGGCGCACTTGATTGGCGCCTTCCGAGATTCCAGGATCGATAGGCTCAGTCATCACAGCCCTCTGCCAAGTGACAGTCGCAGTCGCAGAGTTGCGGGAATATCAGTTCGCCATCTTCGGTCCTGATTTCGAAGTCGCCCCACTGGCAGCACTCGAAGCTATCCACGCGTCTCACGCTCCAGCATGAACGAAGCCAGGGCGACTTCCGAGATGCGGTAGTTGCGGTTGACCTGCACCGCCTTGAGCTTGCCAGCATGGATGAGCCGGTACACGGTCATCGGCACCATGCTGAGTCGAATGGCCACCTGGCCGACCGTGAGCATGCCCTCTTCATCGTCGCTCGGCTCGTGCCTCACTTCGGTGTCTCCAGTCGAGTTTGAGTGACCATCTCTTGGCACTTGGCGTAGGCGTCGGGATGCTGCGCCCTCAGCAACTTCTGATTGAGCCGGTACGACGTAATCACCTTGATCGTCAGAAGCACATTCGCTTCGTCGGCGTCGGTGACCAGGTCGCCATCCTCGACAGTGCCCAGCGCCTCAGTGATCTCGTCGCGGATGCCGTCCTTGACGCCCTTCCACTTGCGCTCAGCGTCGCGGGCGAAGACGTAGTCTTTGATCTTCTGCTCTATCGCCGCGTCGACTTTCTTCATTCGCCTTCGCCCTTCCCGTGCACTGCGTCCCATCGGTCGCGGTAGGCCTGCATTTCGTCCTCGGTCAACTTCCTATCGGCTCTGATGACGTAGTCGGGGTCAGCGGCGTTCGTGAAGAACGCCTGAGCGCCATCCTCGAACGTCGGCTTCCCCGACGGTTGTGGCCGGTGCTTGATAGTCCACAGGTCGATGGCGATGGCCGTGAACACCATCACTGCGGCGACCAGGGCTTGGATCCTGTTTAACGGCGGCGACCCGAAGGCGCTACTGATGGCGAAGCCTGTGCCGACGACGACGAGTACGTACGCGGTTCGTTCGAGTTTCACGATTCCCCTTCCTTGAAGTCAGTGCCCGGTCACCAGGGCCCACGACCTGATGACCGGGCGAGGAACGAAGGAGATCGACCGATAGTCGGGGTACCGGGATCGTCGACCTCGTTCCGGTCGCAACCATGGCACATGTTTTCCCAGGTAGCAAGCAGTCAACAAGAGTTACCACATTTGCACGCGAGTTACCCGAGTCGGAATTGAGAGCGTAGATTTGAAGATCGTCGTTACGATCCCGAGACATCTGTGCCATGGTGGACGCCAAGCGATTTGGGTTAGGTGATCCCACATGGGAATACATGCACGACACAAGCGCACAGCCATGGCAGGCATCGCAACGACCGGCGCTGTAGCGGTACTTCCGCTCCTGACGTCGACCAGTGCGCACGCGGCAACGGCAAGCCAGTGGGATGCGGTAGCTCACTGCGAATCAACGAACAACTGGCACATCAACACGGGCAACGGCTTCTACGGCGGCCTTCAGTTCACGAAGTCGACGTGGGCCGCGTACGGAGGCCTCACGTACGCGGCGCGGGCGGACCTGGCGAGCAAGGCGCAGCAGATAGCGGTAGCCGAGAAGGTGCTCGCCGGCCAGGGCAAGGGTGCGTGGCCCGTCTGCGGCAAGGGTCTCGGATCGGCCTCTCTCGGTCTCAAGGTCGAGTCGGCCTCGTCCGTCGCGACCGACCGATACAACTGTTCAGACTTCAAGCAGCAAGTGAAGATCGTGAACAACGTCGACCCCAACCGTCTGGACGGGGACAACGACGGCATCGGATGTGAGTCGCTCCCCGGGCCACCGACGACGGTCGCGGTCGCGCTCAAGGGTTCAGCGCCCTCGAAGCCTCCGGCCTCGTCGACTTCCGCCGGCGAGCGTGCGGCAGCCTTCGCCAAGGCACAGCTCGGCAAGCCGTACCGCTACGGTGCGACGGGCCCGAACTCGTTCGACTGCTCAGGGCTCACGTACGCGGCATGGGGCAGGCACATTCCGCGGACCGCGGGCGCGCAGCTTCGAGGCCTGCGCCACGTCAGCTCTCCACTGCCCGGCGACATCATCGTCTACAGCGGCGGCGAGCACGTCGGCCTGTACGTCGGCAACGGCAAGATGATCGAGGCCGCGCACCCGGGGACCACGATCCGCTACGAGCCCTACCGCTCGTCGTGGTGGGGCACGCACTTCACCGCCATCGTCAGGCCGGCCGGCGGGGCGGCCCCCGTGGTCCACACGGACGCCGTGAAGGTAGAGCCGGTACCTGTGCACCACCACGCCGCCGTAGCCCCTGGTGCGGCCACGTACACGGTGCAGACAGGCGACTGGCTCTCGACGATCGCGCCAGCGCACGGGACCACGTGGCAGAAGCTGTACGCCGCGAACCGAAGCGTCATCGGCGACAACCCGAACCTGATCTTCCCTGGAACGGTGCTCCACATTCCGGGGTAGAGTGGCCGCAAAGCCCGCTCGAAGAGACTTCGAGCTATGAGCAGCGCAGAAACCCCCGACCATCGTCCAACGGTCGGGGGTTTCGCGTTTCCCATCCTAAGGAAACTCAGGCGTGGGTCAGGTGGCGTCGGGACCGGACGGGCCGACCGCGGCGACGAGGACCGCGTACACGGCGCGAGCCGCGGCGCCGATCGCCGCACCGATCACGTCGGACTTGAGCGAGCCGCTGCCCGCGGTGGCCACGGACCCGAAGCCGATGAGCGCGGCGACGGCCATACGTTCGGCCAGCTTCACCATGAACGAAGACGTCATGCGATTCACTTCCCTCTACTTAGGAACGTGCAACAGGTCCCAGGACGTTTGTCCTGGCCAGCCGTCCGCGTCAGCGCCGGTCATGCCGCACTTGCGCTGCCACAGTTGGTAGTTGAGACGGTCGCTCTCGGTCCACTGCGGACCGGGCCCGCTCGTGTAGTGCGCGCCGCAGCCGACGGCCACAAGGCGCTTGCCCATGGCGGTGACGACCGGCGAATTCGGGGCGGCCTTGAAGAACGCGGCCCCCGGGAACTTCACGTACTGCGGCGCCGGCTTCGCCGGGAAGTCGGGCATCGGGCCCGGGTCGACGTGCGAGTTGCCGGGGATCTGATTGTGCCCGTAGTTGCCGGGCTTCGTCAGCCACATGTCGAGCGACACAGTGTCGCGGGTCCACCCGGTTGGGGCACCGCCAGGCCAGACGTTCGGGATACCGAGACTGTTGAGCCACGCCACAATGCTGGGCCAACCCTTGCACGGCGTACTGCGGACCGAAGCGTACTTCTTACCACCGACCGTTTCGTTCTCCGTGAACACGGTCTCGATCTGAATACAGTACTCGCCGGTACGGTTCGTCTTTACGGAGCCGTCGTTCTGGAGAGACAGCGAGCGTGAATTCGCCGGGAACATCTGCGCTATCTGACCGGTGAACGGGTCCCACAGAAGATGCGGCGCTACACCCGCGCCACCGCCCGTGAACCATCCGAGTTCGTTGGCGAACGTGTGGTCGTTCGTGTTCGAGGTGGTGTGCCATACAGCGCGCGAAGGACCGCCGGACATTACGCCAGTGTTTCCGACGGAATGCTTAGCAGCGCCGGGCATCCAAAGATCCGTCATAGGACTACTTCCCCAGTAGAGGCAATGCGGCGATTGCCGCAATCACCAGAGAGATCAGCGCGACTATACCGCTCATTACCGGCCACGGAAAGCGCCGCTCCTCTAGGCGATCAAGACGCGCCTTGGTCTCCGACCTGAATTCGACCTGGCCGCTCATCAGCGTGCGCAGCTCGACCAGGATGTCGCGCTGCCCCCGAAGCTCTGCCCATATGTTCGCGTCACTGTCGTCCACCACCTAGCACCCCTCCCGTTGTTCTGTACACGGAGTCTACGCGTTGGGGTCCGCGTCGATGGCGTCGGCGACCGTCCGCATCAGGGTCGTCGACTGACGGATGACGCGGTTGACCTCCTGCCGGCGAGCCTTCAAATCGGCTATCTGATCGTCGATGCTGGCACGCGTGCGAAACAGGTCAGACAGGTCGGCCATGCCCTGTACCTGCGTAGGGTCGAGCGCCATGGGACTACCTCCTAGAGATGCAAGAAACGGGCACTGAACGTCCCGTAGCGAGTGTCCGAATTGCCTGCCACCGCGAACGATGCCGTCGTCTTGGTTATGGAGAGCGCCGCGAACGCCTCTAGGTGGTCGCCCTCGTCCAGACGCACACGAGCGGCCATCGTGTTGTACAGAGGGTCCGACTGCAACGGCGGTGCGGTGATCGGGTTGCCGCCCGTCACGCCTTGAATGTTCGTGGCCAGCATGCCAGTTGAGGCCGATGCCTGAAACTGGCCGTCGCAGTTCCTGCCTATAGCACCCATGAAGTTCGCTTTGTAAATGTCGGACGCGTTCGCCGTGCCGTTCGCAGGCCATCCCCACGCGGCGCCAGTGTAGGCCGGTAGCCAAAAGAAGCGGGCGCGGACGATGTACATGCCCGGCGTGTTGATAACGAGCTTCGTGCCCCCGTCCGACATTTCGTCGGTATCGATGAGCGGCACATCCCAGGTGACCGGGACCCAGCCCGCTTCGCTTTCGACGCCCGTTGCGTTGGAGGCGACACAGTGGGCCATGGGAGGACGCTTGAGGGCGTCGCAGTTGTACGAGACTTCGTTGAGTTGCCAGAACTCGACCGTGTCTTTGTCAGTCCAGTTGCGCGACGGCCAAATCTTCACAGTGTGCTCACCATCTTCGCCGCGAAGGTCGTCGCACTCCCGTGCGCACGGCCCGTAGCGCCGTTGCCTTCGATGTTGATTGTGCCGCCGGTCGTGAACTGGCGAACCCACATCTCCAACGTGTCACCGCCGTTGGTCACGAAGTAGTCAGTGAATCCCAGTGACATGGTGTCGAGGGTGTCACCGCCGAAGCTGACGTTCGACATGATGCGCGTGTCCTGCGTCCACGAATTCGTACCGAGGTTCACAGATGATCCGGCATTGTTCTTCGCTATCAGCGTGGACCACTGACAGTTGGACGATGACGCCGAGTAGGTGTTGAAGAGCGGTTGCCACACGGCGTTGACCGAGATTTCATAGACGCCCGGAGTGTTGAACGTAATGGCGTACACGTTGGAGCCCGTGTTGTGCATGCCGTCGGTGTCGTCCAGCTCTTGCCAGTCGAGATCCATCAGCGTCCAGGTATTGTGCGGCACCGATACCGACGTGGACGACAATCCGAGACGGCACGTCGGCATCGCCTTCGCCCACGTGAAGTGATCGCGCGGTCCGGCGTTCATTGTCGCCGCGGTAACCGTCTCGGTCGGCGTGAAGTAGTGAGACGTAGGGATCGTTGCCATTTACGCTTCCTGCCATCCGATAGCCAAGAACGTACGGAACGCGCCAGGGCGCACGTAACGCTGCACCGTGCCCGAGTTGCGATAGTACTGAATCCACATCTCGATGTAGTCGCCAGAACTCAAGAGGTACGGCCCGTCTACGTGGTTCGCCATGCCCGCGCCCTGAATGGTGATGCCCGTCGAGCCGCCGATGTAGCCACCACCGGGCGCTACGTGGCAGTCGGTCAAGCATGCGTTGTCGTTACTGATGCCTGGCCACGTGCCGGCGCTGTTCTTGGCGATCATTATGCGCGAGACCGACCCGAGCGTCTGCGACGTGCCCGACCCCCACACGGCGCCCGCAGTTACGTTGTAGTAGCCCGTCGTATTGCAGATCAAGCGCGACGGATTGGCCACAGTCCAGTTGTTGTCGTTCTGGAAATACGAGACGTCCCAGTTGATGAGCGTCGTCGCGTTCTGCGTTATCCACAGGCCGTTCTGCGTATACACGTGCGCGCTCGGCCGTTGGAACAGGAAGTCCTGGCACAGCGACAGATTATTCATCATCGTCTGGTCGGTGGCTTCCGCCGTTGTCCACGTGCGCTCGGTCGGGATCGTCGCCATGATTCCCCTAGAAGTCGGTGATGGTCTGAGTGCCCAGAGCATTATGCCCACTGACACCGAGCTGCCAGACGTTCATGTCGCCGCTGTTACTGTCGTTCGCATCGAAGGCGGTAGTACCCGTGCAGTTGAACGTCATCTTGTGATAGTTGATTCCGATCTCCTCTTCCACGCCTTCGATATAGACCTGATACGAGGACGGGAAGTGGTTGTTCGGATACGTCGTATCAAGAGCGGTGACGGTCACTCCGTCGTTCGGTTCGAGCGCCAGCAACTGGTTATAGAGCGTCGAACCGAGCACCGACGCATTCTCTAGCACCAGAGCATTGACGCGTGGCTTCGGGTCCGAATATCTCGTCAGATACCGGCGCGCCATGTTCAGCTGCTGTGAATCCGAGAAGAACGGGAGGTCGTTGAACGTCTTCGTATACTTGCCATAGTTCGTGATCGACGTGCCGCCATCGAAGTTCTCAAGCGTCATCTTGCCGATGTTAGTTCCAGCTATCTCGACCGAGTTGACAATGAACTTATCGTCGTCGGCAAAGCTGACGTCCTCGAACTCGACTGCCGAAATCGACATAGCTGACACGAAGGGATTGCGGTTGGCCCGCGACTCGAACTTGACCACGCCCGTCTGGTCGACCCACAGCGGCATATCCTCGACCGCGGCAGCATCGAGAGCGCAGTCAAGCAGCGACTTGTCCTTCGTGAACTGCGGACCGACCATCGACGTGCCGCTAGCGATGTTGTATTGCGACGACGTCAGGCCGCACAGTCCAAGTAGGCGCTGTATACGGGCCTGAACGTTTTCGCCCTTCCACCCCTGGCCGGCCAGGTAGCGCGACGCGGGAGTGCCGTAGCTGCCCCCGAGCCGATTGAAAATGGCGATGTTGGACAGCGTCCCGTCGAACACGCGGATCGCATTGACGTTCGTGAAGTTCGTCCCCGTATAGATGCTGCGATCGTCAGTGCCGCCCACGGTCATGAACTGCATGCCGGTGGGGAACGTGAAGCTGGTTGTCGTCAGCACGCTCACCCCATCGACGTACGCAGTCAGCGAATGCGTAGCCGACGTGTACTCAAGGGTGATCATGTGCAGCTTCGAGTCGAGGATGTGCGCCTTGTTGCCGCCGATCGGCACCCGAATATTCGTGAAGGCGCCCGTCGACCCCTTGTCCTGAGCGATGATCAAGTTGCCCAGGTTCGTGGTCGCGTCGACGCCGATGATGAGCTGAGACGTCAGCCGCGGGTTCGCGTTGAACGTCAGCATGGCCTCGAAATCCTGTGTCGCATTCTCAGGATCGAACCACATGGTCTCCGCGTACATCCAAAACTCGACGACCCAGTCCGTCGGCAACGCGGAAGGCAAGGTGCCTTGCAACATGATCGAGCCGGCGTGTAGCGAACCGCCCCACGGATTGAAGCGAACGCCGCCCGCCGAATCGGGGGCGCCGTTACTGTCTTGCAGGCTGAGGCTCACCGTGTCGGTCGTGCCACCCTTGCCGCGGCCGGCCATACGGACGATGGTCAAGGGCGAACTCACGGGCGTTGACGTCTGCTGAACACAATTGAACGTGCGCGTCGGGTCGCCCTCGTCCAGCGGGTACAGGCATACCGGCTTGTCCCCGAGCGCCTCTTCGAGGTAATTGCCTCGCGAATTACCGAAGCGCTCTAGGATCTTGAACAGGTCGGAGCATGTGACTTCAGCCTTGGCATCCTTGCCCTCGAACTTGTTGGGCCATTCGTTGACGAAGCCGATGAAACGCACCGAGGACGTCGTCACGGTCGAGTTGTTCGAGCTGTATTGCAGCGTGATGCGAATGCGGTTGTTCTTGCGCAGGTTCGGATAGTACGCGCCAGAAGCGTTGGTCGACGTGAAGCGTCCGTCCAGGTTAGTCACCGTGAACGTACAGTCAGCCGCAGTCACCCGAGAGAAGACGTCGGACCGTCCGCGCGCGAACGTGACACTCGGAACGTAGGCAGAAATGTCCTGCCAGGTCGGCGTAGCGAACGGAGTGTTCGTACTCAGCTCGACCTTCGCCAGAACCGTAGGGATTCCCATATCAGCGCTCCCAATCGAACTTGCGACCGCCGCGCTTGGACTTCAGAGTGACAAGCTTGCGCTCGATCTCCTTGCCGCTCTCGTTCTTGACGATCAGTTCCACCGTTCCGTGATGACCGCCGGCGCCGGCACCAACGCCCGCGAGCATCTTGCTCGTACGCTGAGCGCTCAGGATGCGCGTACCGCCGGACGTGTAGCCCAGCTCGGGACCGTTCTCGCCGAACATCGACCACCCAGGCGCCGTGAGACCGCCGGCCCAATAGCCCTTGGGCGTCTTCCCGAAGGCCTGCTGCACATTGGTGATGTTGCCGTACCGGCTGACGATGTACCGAATGGCCGCGGCCACGTTGGCGACCGGATTCAGGATGCCAAGGTGCCGCAGCGACGCAGGCACGTAGGCGTTGAAGGTGCCGGGGATCGTCTGCGCGAGCCCCTGTGACGGATGGCCCGCCTTCGCGTTGGAGTCGGTGCGATTGATGGCGCCGGCGTTCCAGCCTGACTCGCGCGTGATAAGCGTATTCATTCCGGTGAGCCAGTTCGCCAGCGACCCAGGAGGGGGCACGTGAGCCGCTGCCAGGGCCGCCATGATGACCGCCTTGTGCTGCCCCGACGGAATGCGTCCGCCGGCGCCTCCGCCGAACGACGACACCGCGGCATCGTTCTTTTTCATGAACAGATCCATCAGGCCGGACAGCGCCTTCGGAACCATCGCCTTGAGGAAGTCGCCGACGACCCCGCCACCAGGAATGTGGCTGATGAGCGCCTTGATCGGCCCCTCTAGAACCTTGCCGACGACGTCCCGCGTCAGCGTGCCGAGCACCCACTTGCCAGCACTCGCGATGGCACCCCCGACCGACTTGGCAGCCCCCACAACCGCCTTGATCGGGTTGGGCAGACCGGAGAATCCAGGGATGCCGTTCGCGCCACCACCGTTGAACGGAGCGGAGGCGCCCATGCGCTGCCCCTTGCCGACGAGGGAGTCGAAGAACCCTACGTTGCCCTTGACGACGTGCGCGGGGATGACGTACTCGCCATGCGAGAGCATCGCCGGAATCTTGTCGTCAGTCGGACCGCCCGCACCTTGCACGTAGCCGCCGGTCGCGAACCCTACGTGCGGCACAGGCAGGCTCAGCGACTTCAGCCCCACCTTCGAGATGATGGAGTTCCAGGTTCTGGCCATGCCGCCAAGCACCGTGTTGATGGTGAACGAGACAGGTACCTCGATCCCCTTTTCCATCTGCTTGAAGGCGCCAATGAACGCATCCTTGAGCGCGGATGCGCCTCTAGAGATCAGCTTGAATGCGGGCGACAAGGCGTTCGTCCATAGCCATTGCCCCCACTTGCCGACCGTCTTTACTTCGTTGACCATCTGCGCGAACACGGGCTTGATGCCGTTGTTGTACAGCCACTTAGCCACGGTCGCAATGCCACGGAACGCGGGCGATATCGCGTTGTTATACAGCCACGTCCCCCACTTGCCCAGATCCTTGATAGTCGTCACGATCGCCGAGAGTTGCGGCTTGATGACGTTGGCGTAGAGCCACTTGGCCACGGTCGCTATGCCGTGGAACGCCGGAGAGATCGCGTTGTTGTACAGCCACGTTGCCGCCGTTCCGAAGGCCCTGACACTAGTGACTATCAAAGCCACAGTCGGCTTGACGACGTTAGCGTAGAGCCACTTGGCTATAGTCGCTATACCATTGAACGTCGGCTTGATGACGCTGTTCCATAGCCACGTGAACACTGGCGCAAGAACATACTTGATGAGTAGGTAGATTGGCACAACTAGGACAGCGCCGATGACACCAGCAAAGATCTTTGCGCCTATCGCTATGGCGTCGAACACCGGCTTAATACCGTGGACCCATAGCCAAGTAGCCCAAGAACCAACGGCCCTGAGCGCGATATTGATCCCGTTAAGGCCCACCTTGATGGCGGACCATACCGCCTTACCCGCAGTCGATACGGCGCCCCACACGGCGTGCCAAATGGTCTGGAAGAACTGCGTCTTAGTGGCGACGAAATAGATAGCCGTACCAAGGGCGATGACCGCAATGGCGATGGCCACGAACGGGTTCAACGCCATCTCTCCGTCGAGAATCCCCATGCCGATAGCGGCGAAGCGGAGAGCCTTGCCGAAGAGGATCATTATATCAACGAACTTAGCCACCATGATGACTATCTTCGCAACTACCGCCATGGCGAGCAGTGCGGCAACAACCTTGATGATGAGCGGCAAGAACGGGGATATCTTATCGGTAAGCTTCGTGAAGATGGGCAGTAGCTGTTGACCGAGGCTGATGGCGGCAACCTGGACCGACGCCTTGAAGTGGTCAAGCTTGAAGTTGAAGTCCTTTTGTACTTCAGCCCAGCCCTCGATACCCTTCTTACTCTTGTCGGTAGCTTCGGTAATCTTTTTCGTCTTCTCTTGGAAACCCTCAAGACCCTTGCCAGACAGGATCATTGCGCCCGCGAGGTTCTTAGATCCGCCGACCATGTTCTTCAGGTCGGTGACTGCATCAGCGGAGCTGACGTGGTTCTTTTTGAAGACGCCATTGAGAAATGTGAAGGTGGCCGCAAGCCCCTTCTTACCGAGCATATTCGAGACCTGAGTACCCTTGAGCCCCAAATCGTGAAGCGTCGTTACGGCGATCTTCGAGGGCGACTTCAAGTTGATGAGCGTCTGCTTGAGCATGGTCGACGCCTGCGCCGCAGGTACGCCGCGAGACGTCAGCTCCGCCATGGCGCCCAGCATCTCCGACATACTCACATGGACCGTGGACGCGATCGGCGCCACCGCGGCGAGAGACACCGCGAGATCCTGCATGTGCGTCTTGCCCTGCGACACCGCGGACACCAGGCCGTTCGTGGCCTGCGTCGCGTTGATGTTCGCTTCCTTGTAGTCGGTCATCAGGGTCGTCACACCGTTGGCGACGTCCCCGAGCTGCGCATTACCGACCTTCGCACCCTGAGCGGCCTTCGCAAGTACGTCCAAGCCGGCCTTGCCGTGATAGCCCGCCGACTCAATCATGTACATACCGTCGGTCAACTCTTTAGTCGAGTTGCCCGTCGAGGCGCTCAGCTTCTTAATACCGTCGCCGACCATCTTGAGATTCTTCTCAGACTCGCCGGCGCCCGTGACGAGGGTCGTCAACCCTTCCTGGAACTCCGCAGCCATCTTCAGCGAAGCACCGCCGACCAGGATTGCCGCGGCACTACCCACACTCGCGAACTTGCCGATAGCCGCAGCGGCACCCATGTGCTTCTTACCGGCAGTCTCCGCCGCGGCCCCAGCCTCTTCCGCCTTCACGGCCACGCGATCGAATACCGGCGACGCTTCGTCAATGGCGAAGAGCTTGAATGCGAGATCCGTTACCGCCATCAGACACCACCCTCCCTTTGTGCCTTGATCCACTCATCCGCAAAGCTCTTACACCCAAGCCAGTCGTCATAGGTCAAAGCGTCGGGTCGCAATCCAAAAAGATGGAGGAACACAGGCACGTATTCCCCCATCTCCTCGTCAAGCTTCCTACCTACGGCGCGGACTGCACTTCGTCTGATTCGGGCGAGATAGGGTCCGGCGACGCTTCGTCCTCCGCCGCTTCCTTCGCCTTGGCCTCTTGCTCGGGATCTTCGATCTTGAAGCCTCCCAAGTCGAAGTCCCAACCGCCCTCTTCCAAGCCGAACGACTCGAACGACGCGGTATGGCCTTGCCGCTTTTTGATGAGCCACACCAGCGGGATAATGCAGTCGATATCCCCCGCCTCGATACCGGCGCCCCACTCCTTCACGGTGCGACCGGCGTAGCGCTGAATCATCGACGCTTCCGAAGCCATCAGCTTCGTTTGGTTGTACTCGTACTCTTCGCCATCGATAGTGACTTTGAGCATGGTTTGTTTTCCTTAGGATGGTTAAACGACCGGGCGACCGGCCGTCTCCAGAATGAACTTGGTTGCCACTGCGGCAACCTTCGCTTCGATCTCCGGCACGCGCTTCTGGATGTTGCTATAGAAGAACGGCTGTCCGCTCTGCTGCACCCACGCGTTTTTGTTGCCATAGACAGGGTGACGCCAGAAGCGCTTCTCAATCGCCTTGGGCAACCCCCGCTGATTCTCGGGGAGTCGACCCGTGTTCACCCTGATCTTGACGTACGGAGCCTTCGGATTCAGGCCCACGTTGATGCCGACACTCGCGGCGATCGTCTCGCGCAGACCGGAACTTGCGGCCATGCGCCTCATGGACTTTTCCGAGACCGGCCTCTTACGTCTTCCGAGCGACGCCTGAAGACGCTGCCCGCTGCCACCGCCCGCGGCGTGGCCCCCGCCTCCGGAGGTCCATTTCGCCGGAAGCTGTTCTGCCATCATGGCCGCTTTGATATCGGACACGACCGGCTTGCATGCCTCGCGCAGAGCGAAGCGCACTTCCTTTTTGAGACCCTTGCTGGCCTCAGTCATGTGAGCGGCAACCTTCATGAGGCCAGCCGCTCCTTCGATAATCAAAACGGCCATCGATCACACCGCCGAATCGGTCGAGGTGTAGACGAGACGAAGAGCGGAGTTCGTGCCGTCGGCCAGGGCAACAAACGGGATCGACGGAGCGACGACGCCAGGCCCGTCGAGCTGAGGAGTCTCACCGTCCACGTAGCACTGGCTCATCTGGAGAACGAGCTGGAACGGGAACGCGGTGCCGGCGAGCTGGGTCGACGTGAAGGCGATCGTCAGCGCGAACGGCGTGTTCGACAGAAAGCGATCCGAGAAAATCGTCTTGTCGACGTAATCGAAGTCGATCGTGCCGGACACGGCAACGACGTCATTCGTGATCGGCTCAGACTTCAGGATCGCGTTCGAGGTGGCGGCGACCGTGTTGCCCATGTAGAAGCGGTCATCGGAGATCTTGCGATCCATCTTGATGGACACCTTGCGGACGCCCGCGATGTTGTTCGCCGTGACACCACCCGTAGCCGTAAAAGGAACGTAGGTGCCGGCCGTCGACAGGCCGATGGTCGCCATGCCGAAGTGGAACGGCTGAGCCGCGGCGGCATAGGACGGAGCGGCGAGCGTCTGCGTCTCGACTACCTGGCGGATGTCCCAGTCGGTCGACATGGTAACCGCGGTGTCGACGCCACATTCGAGCGTCATGCCGGTGTTCTTGGCGCCGAGGAACGTGTACGGGCGGACAGTGCCCGTCGTATCCGGGATGCCGGCCTGAAGCGTCAGCGACTTGCCGAACGTGTCGGCGATGTCGTACGTCTGCGTAAACGCGGTCGTCGCGCCGTTGATGACGGGCACCACAGAGCCACCGAAGATGGCGCCAAGCAGCTTGCCCATACCGCCAGCCGCGGCAGCAGTGCCCCTATCCCAGAACGGCGTGTCGATGGAGCCGTTGCCGGATTCCGTCGTGATGTAGCGGCGAGATCCGAAGTCGACGAGTCGGCCAGCCGCAAGGCCGGACGCAACCGCGCTCTTCTGATTGCGGTTGAGAGATTCCTTCGTGAATTCGGTCCACGACGTCGGGGCGACGTACGTGCCGTAGGTGCCCTCGACCTTTACGCCGAGAGAACCGCCGAGTCCAGAGCCAATAGCCATTAGACGCTACCTTCCTTCTTGCCGAGCGGCTTCACTTCAGTCCACCCGGCTTCGCGGAAGTTGTCGTCCATGTTCGCAGGGACCGTGACAACCTCCCCCGGCTGCACGATCTTCGAAGAGCCGAGCCACGGGACGTGGACCGACTCTGAATAGGGACTGCGGAACTTGGCCATGTGCTCTCTCTCTTTCTCAGGCATCAAGGCGCAAAGCGACGAAACGGCTGCATGGCTACCTCAAATATCACGGTAGCTACTGCGCCCTGGTCGGTCTGGTCCTGACTGTACGAATACCCGCGAATATCGCCGTATGTATCTGCCCCCGCGAACTGAGGGTTAGCACGTAGTGCCCCCTCAATCTGAGCGAAGAGAGAGAAGACGCGCGCACGGGCAGAGGAAATGTCGTCGTCACCACGAGCGACGGAGACAATGTTCCTGATCGAAAACGACTCTTGGCGGCGCAGGGCCCCCAACTCCGATGGCGATTGTGCCCCTTGTACAGGTGGATTCTCGTCATCGAAGCATACGGATATCAGTTCCTCCGGCAGATAAGAACCGGTGAACTCGCCATCATGAACTTCCACTCCGGCGAGCCCAGCATACCCCCGAAAGCAGGCCAACAGTCCATCTATCGCCTGAGGCACATTCGTGGTGGTCATGGCGTCATCCTACGGTCGGAGTGCGCGGCGTGGCCTGAAGCATTTCCAGCACGCGGTTCGGGATCGCGTACCCAAGAATCACGGTGACCGGCTCAGGCCTGGCGACCCGCGGCCGGCGCCCCTCAGAGTTCAACTGCGACTGGCGCCAAATATGCCCGATGAGTTCCTTAGCGCCCGTGTTGATGTTCCCCGGGGTCGACGTGCGACCAACCGTGTACGTGAACTTCACGTTCTTGATGCCAAACGGAAACGGGTACGGCCAGCCAAGAGAGCGACGCACTACCTGGCCCGTGATCGCATCGTAGGTGTAGCCGATCGTCGAACCGGTAGTGTCCGGCATGGCGACATTAACGAGCGTGTTCGAGATGCCCGTGCCCCATGTCTCGACTATTTCGTCAATCGAGATGATCGGCACTCGCTGAAGCATGATCTTCCACGTGTAACCGTCGCCCCCGTCGTAGTACTCGATGATCTGGCGACGAAGCACCGGACCGACGAGGAACTCGATGATCCCGCACGCGGCCGAGGAAGCGTCGCGCAGTTCGCCATCCCACGTCGTCTTATCGAGGGGGATGTTCAGGTAATCTTTCATCTCCGTCAAAGAGATAAAGGAGTCGGTAGCACGGACCTCGAACACATCTTGATAGGCACCCGCGTTGGCGCCAGTCGCAACCCACCGCACATCATGTCGACCAGCCTGCACGGCGGTATAGGCGTAGTCGTACTGCCCGACGATCGTGGGACTGATAGGAGGTGACGTCAGTGCCGAGTTGTCCGGCATCGTAATCGTGACAGTCACAGAACCTGCATTGGCTGCAACACCGGTCGGGTCAGTAATGTTGATACTGAGCGGAACTACATCGCCGATGTCATACATGGGTCACCTTTCCCTTCGGACTGACACGAGCCGTCTTGACTACTCGGTACATCGATACCGCTCCGTTCACGACGTTAGTCACTCCGGTCATGCCAGAACCAAGGCCCCTATTTCCAGCGATACCGCCCGTCGTACTGCGGCCGATCATAGCCGCACCATGGGACGCATTGCCGCCGACCATTCCACCCATTGACGCGCGCCCCGTCGCCGCGGACGCATCCGCCTTTCGGCCCGTCAACGTCCCCGGCGACGAATGCCCCGGAGCCAGCAAACGCAGCACTCGATCCATGCCACGCAAGATCACGCTTGTCGCCGTGCGCGTGGCGTTCGTCAACCGGATCGCGACCCGCTTGCCGCCAACTACCGCAACGACGCGGAGAGTTGTGCGCGAGATGCGGCGAACTCGCTTCGCGGTCAAGGCGATTGAGGCCAGTGCGGCCTTGACGACCGTCCGGTGAGCGATGCGCGCACCGACCGTCGTGACGAGAGCCAGCCTCGCCAAGGCGTAGCCGCGCTTCACCGACCGCGTCCCGAGCGTCGCGACCGTCGCCGCGCGTCGGCGCAGAACACTGCGAACCATGATCGGCGACGTCAGCACCTGGCCAGCTCGCCGGACCCCCAGACCGCGGCGCATTGTGCGCCCTATAGAGAGGACAGCACGGTATGCCTGGTGGTAGGCGGTCGCCGTGACGGTACGAGCCGTCAGGCCGGCGGTGGCGTGCGTCGTACGGGCCAGCGCGCGGCGCAGGCCGCGGACCGTCGACACCTGCGCGAGGCGCGTACGAGCCAGGGCGCGCGTCATGGTGCGCGCAGTCGTGACCACCGCGGCGCGCCGGACGCCGAGGAACACGCGGTGCGCGCCGGCGAAGTGGACCTGAGCGACCTTGCCGACCGGCGCCAGAGCTCGAAGCCGCGCGACCGCGGTCGTCGACACGGCGAGACGGACCACGCCCGTGCGCAGCGACCTGAATCGCGCCACAGCGACCGTCGCGCGTCGGGTCAGCGCCGGCTGCCGAACCGTACGGGCGACCAGGGTAGAGACACCTCGCGCCGCATGCGAGATCCGCTTCGCCGTGCGGGCATTCAGCACGACGACCGCGGCGAGCGTCAACCTCTTGAGCTTGATCAGCGAACTTGCCGCATTGAGCACGACCGGCACTCGAAGGGCCTTCGCCGCGGCGTTCCTGCGGAACTCCGTCGCAGTCACAACTACCGTACGCAGCTTGCCAGTTCGGCGAATCACGGTCGGCGTCGTCAGCACCTGGCCGAGGCGCCTCAGGCCGACCTGCCGGACCTTGGCGCCGGCGAGCGTGACGGTCGCCACGAACACGCGCACGCGAGTCGATGCGCGAGTCGAGAACCTGGTGAGCGCGACCACCGCGGCGAGCGTCATCAGCCGAACCCTGGCGCGCACCGAGGCGCCATTGAGGGTGACCGTATCGAGCTTCGTCGCCGCGATCCGGCGGACCATGGCGCGACCGACGGTCATCACGTCAAGCCGACGGATCGCGAGCGCGCGCTGACGGGCACCTACGAGGCTCACCGCGCGGGCCCTAAGGAGCTGGGCACGAAGTGCGCGGAACCGCACCAGAGAGACCGTGTCGGCCCTCGTGAGACCAATACGGCGGACGCTGGCTCTGGCGAGCGTGACTGTCGCAGTGAACGTGACGAACCGCGCCTTGATCTTGGCCATGAAGACGACCAGGGTCATGACCTTGAGCAGCACCTTGCCGACGCGGCGAATCATCGCCCGACTGACGCTGACGGTGGCCTTTTTCGTCGGACGCACCTGCCGGACGTCGAAACGAGTCGTCGACACACTCGCCAAGGGCAGATGCCTACTGATACCCCTCACCATCGCCTCAGTCGCGTTTACGGCGACAGAAAGCGTCATCGTCGCGTTCAGTGGCCCCGACTTCTGAGGGGATATGAACACGTAGGCCTTTGCCGGATGTCCGCGGCCTAGACGTGCCATTACTTCACCTGCTTACGCTTCGTCCCACACGATCCAGCAAATAGCGTTCACAGTCGCAGTCGTATTGACATTGAGGCACACGAACGTCTCAGCGGCAGCATTGCCGACGATCGGCCACTGACCGAGAGGCCATTGCTTCACGTAGACCTGCGGCACGTAAAGCTGTTCAAGATTGCGGAGGACAGTACGTGTACCGACCGCGACAATACCGTACGAAGAACCTGTTGTGGCCATCGTCAAGGAAGAGCCGCGCGCATCGTTGTCGATGAGAGGCTTCACGAGAGTCGTACTGAGCGCCGTTGTGTCAGTGGTTCCCGTATTCGACGTCTGAAGCGCTAGCAGCGTACTCGTAGCCGTAGCCACATCCTGAGACCAGCCGATCTCAGCAATGCGGATGACCTGACTACTCGGAAGCTGCAACTGAAGTGCAGTCTTGGCGCCCGTCGCATACGACTGGCCACCCGTGAACGCGGTCGTAGCGTCAAGCGCCGTATTGTGAGCGATATAGAGCGTCATTGCCTCTCCCTACCAATTGTGCGCGCGCATCATTGTTGCCATAGACCTAGGCGCCATCACGGGGTCAGTGAACAATCTCTGACCCAGAAACGCGTCATCGAAATACACCAGGTCACTTGTCGTAAGGCCCGTCGAACACTTGATATAGGTCCGCGCCTGCGTCGCCAACGCGGGCGACGTATGAGTGCCAAGCGCGTAATCCTGATATCCAACACGCGTCCACACATTGGCCGGAACACTGGTAAGTGTCCCCGTAGTCGTGCTAATAAACGTCACGTTGGACGCTCGATACCAGTCGACAACCGTCCCGTAGCTCACCGCGCGTGGACTGAATACCCAAAACCAGTAATCGTAGCGAATCGCGGCAGCAACCTGAGGGACCGATGCCGTTGTCGTTATGGACGCCATCACGTCACTGGCCGTGCCGTTGTACGTGGCCCTAATCGAATGAGTACCGCTCAAGGCCTGAGTAGTTGACTGCACAGTCGACGACGACGACACCAGGAAGCTAGCCCAATCATCGATAGTCGTTTCTACCGATGCCTGATTCTCTGTGAACAGATTTCCCGGCCTCAGCGCCATGACTTAGCTCGCACTCCCGTACACCATGAGGTATCCAGAGTCATTGACTATCGCCGCGGTAGCCACGGTAACGACATTACCCGTCGCCGTAAGCACGTCCTTTTTGGGATTCGTAGCGCAAATCCACACGGCGAACTTGACGGCACTGAAGTCGCTCGAAACGTCGACAGTGTCACCTGTAGTCACATTCCGAAGGGCGTACACGACAGTACGTTCCGCCTGCCCATAGCCCCACACATTCGTTACCAGCGATACCAGAGCCACGAACTTTCTCCCCTCAGAGCGAACGGCGGACACGAACCCTGTTGGGCAGCGTCCGCCGTTCGATGGCGATATCAGACGAACTGAACCTGCAACGTGAACTGAATCGAGTCGCCAGTCGAGAGCGCCAGACCAGTGAAGTCGGAATGGAAGAACATGTTCGACGTAGCCTGCTGAGCCGACGTGCCCGTACCGGTCGGCGGGTTGCCCGTCGTCACGACGTCCGACGCGGCCACCGTAGAGATGGCAGCCGAGCCATTCACGCCGCGCGCAACCGTAAGGGTCGTCGAGCCAGAACCGGCGGTCACCTGCATGACCTCGGTCCGCACCTGGATGTAGGTGTTGTTCGCCGGAGTGTACGAAGCTGCGACCGTCATACCGGTAGCGGAGTTCGAGCCGATGACCGTGCCGGAGGCGACAGTCGTCGAGAACGGCTTCGTAGTCGAATCGGAGAGCAGCACTTCCGCGATCGTCTGCGAGCCAGCCGACGTAATAGTTCCGACGACCTGATACGTGTCGACGAACGTTCCCGTCGTCACCGCGGACGACGTACCCGCGACGCGCGACTCCGTCGACTCCTGAAACGGGGCCACGTCGGTCACTGCGGCGACGAACGGACCGCCGGCGACACCGCCCTTGCCCCAGCCCACATTCAGCGGCTCAGTGGCCGCCGACGGGGTTCCCTTCATGCGGAAACCGATGATTTCACGACCCTTGGCCGTGACTACGTTCGCAGGCATATCTCACTGCTCCTTTTCGGCGTGACGCCGATTGATGCGGCGAATCCTGCGATCGGCCGCGCGTTTGCCGAAAAGCTTCCACTTGAGCGTCTGCCAACGACCCGTGTACGAAGCACCAATGAGGCCGACGTCTTCCGTCGAACCGTCGGCGCGAATGATAGTGGCGTAGACCTGCGAATTGTGCGCCTGACTGAAGTCAGGAGTCTCGTCGACGTTCGACAGGTCAGTGATCTCCGCGCGCCCGTCGACCGCTTCCGCGTGCACTGCGTACGGTTCATTGGTCACTTCGCGGCCCTCTTGACCGGCGCAGCAACCTTCTTTGCGACCGGAGGCGCAACCTTGACCGGAGCCGAGGGGTCGTCGCATTCGACGATTACCCCCAACTCCAACCACAGTTCGGCCTCATGGTCTCCGAATCGTTCGACGTCACCGACTTCACGTCCGGCGAGAGGTCCAACAACCTTTGCCCATACAGCCATTGACTTACCCCTCAGATCAGGTCCGCGGTGACAGTGACGTCAGCAGGTCCGGTCGTGACGTTCCACGACACACGAACGTACCGACTGATAACACCGAAGACGAAAGCCGACTGGCCAGACGTCAGACCGGCGGTCGCCGAACCGACCGTGACCCAGGTCGAGTTGTCGGGGGACGTCTGAATAGTCACCACAACCGAACCGGTGACGTTGGCCGCGGTCACCTTGAATCGGCCCGACTCAGACTTGCCCTGGTCGACAGAGCCGGTCTCGTTACCGGCGCCTGCGCCAAGAGCAGTCGACACGTGGCTGAGCGCATCCGCTACAACCGACATACCGTCAGAGCACGTGTACGAAGTGCCGTTCCTGGCGAGCGTGCTGTTTCCAGCTGCCATTTCCTAACTCCCTTCTAGTTCTTCCCTAGTTGGGAGATCAGGCCAGCTTGAGGACGCGGACAGCGGCGGTGTCGTTGGGCTTGGCATCCCAGCGAGAGAACGCCATGTAGCCGACCTGGCGGAAGTCCGCGTAACGCTCGCGCAGCGTCATGAGCTGGGCACCCTGCACCTGGCGAACCATGTAGCCCAGGTTGTAGTTCCCGAAGAACAGCACCTTCTGGCCGGTGGTCATGGCCGACGCGAAGCCCTGGTCGACGTAGACCGGGTAGTTGAGCAACTGCGACGGGCGACCGGCCTGAAGAGACGGCTCCCACAGCGGCCGGCCGGTCGAGTCGACCAGCTTGCGCGCGAACTTGAAGATTGCGTCGTTGCCGAGGAAGCCCGTCGGGTTGGCCGCGGACTGAGCGTCCGGACCGGCGCCGGCGTAGCCGCGGTAGGCGGGGTCGACCGAGTGAATCAGGTCGATCAGCTCGGTGTACGTGAACGCGGTCGTCGACGCGGCAGTGACACCAGTCGTCACGTTGGTCGCCAGGCCCTCAGGCTGAGTCGTACCGACACCCGTGGCGAAGTGCGCAGCGAGCGCGCGGCCGATGCGCTGACCGAGACGCGCCGGCAGCCAAGAGTCGAGCGGGAAGGCGGTGTCCTGAAGGATCTCGACCGACGCCAGAAGGATGTTCGAGGTGTAAGTGAACGCAGACAGGGTCTTGGTTCCGAACGCGGTCGCAACCGCGGTGTCCTGAACGGCTTCGCCGATGATGGCGCCAACCTCAGTCGTCCCGTTGTGCGTCGGGAACTGAAGCGGGTTGCCGGACGAAGTCGGAATGACCTCAGCGAGATTGATAAGCCCACCGAACGACTTCAGCGTCTCCGTCATGCGGACTAGGAACCCCGGAGGAACGGTGTAGCCACCCTCAGAGTTGACGCCCGCAGACTGACCATTCGTAGAGCGCGACTCCAGAAGCGCACGCGTCGCCGGAGAGCAGCGCTCGCCGCGGCGCGCGTAGTCCATGAACGCCTCTTCGTACTGGCGCAGTTCGTCAGCCTCGCGAGTCGTCACATCGACGCCAGCGATGTCGCCGATCGGCCTCGTCGCAACGCCTTCGAGCTTCATGGCGCGCTCGATGCGCTCGATGCTCTTACCGTCAGCGTCGATCTCGGCTTCGCGGCGGTCCCACTCAGCCTCTTCCTCCGCAGTCAGGTCACGAGTCGACTGAGCGTCGAGAAGAACCTTCATGCCCTCCCAGTTGGAAGCGCGCCGGTCGATGTACCGCTTGATGCTCTCAGGCATTGGTGCCCCTCTCGAAAGCCATGCCGTAGCGGCTGGCCAGATAACGCAGGTGACGTTCGCGCCTACGGAATTCTGTCTGGATTGCCGCCTCCGGCTGACTGTTCACAGAGGCCTGCTTCGTCTCCCATGCCGATCGGCGCTCAGCGAGTAGCGGAACGTCGCGCATGGTGGCGTCGGTAGAAGTATACGCAGGGAAAGGGGTCGTCGAAACCTCGAACAATTCGAGGGCCGTGACGCGGCGAAGCATGGAACCGTCGTCCAGTTCCGTGACGTCGGCGCCACCCTTCTTTACGCGAAAGCCGAACGACATGCCCGTGACGTTCTTGTTGGCGAGATTCGCCTTGAGATCGCGGACATACGACAGATCGTCGTCAAGGGTCGATTCGACGTCGAGTCCGCCCGTGCTATCGGCCAGGGTGAGCGTCCCTGCGGACTGACGACTGACGACGCGGTCCATGTCGTGACTGACGAGCATCGCAATGTCGTTGCGCGACATGTCGACGGCACCGGGCGCAATCTCCTCGAAGAACCCCCAGGTCTTAGGATTTCCGATGGCGGTGCGCACGTTGTACTTGATGGCCGTTCCGTAGAAACGAGGGGCCGTCGAATCGGTACCTGCGTCGTATCGGAGTTCGGCGTACCGACGTTCCATTATTTGCCTCCATTGTTCGCCGAAGCGGGAGCCTTTGTTGCAGCGGGAGGCGTAGCCGCAGGATCGGGCACACCATCCTTGTTCGCGTCGCCGCCCGAATCCGGCGAAATCTTGGCATCGCCACCGTTGAGCGACTGCATGTTCGCAGGCATGAGGTAGATCTTGCCCTGACCATCAGGCAGCGGGTCACGGCCGATCTCGGCTCGGATCTCGTCGGCATTGAACACGCCAAGCTCGCGCATGATGCGGAACCACGCACCCATAGCCGCAGAGTCGCCGCGTAGAAGCTTGTTCATGTCGTAGCGAGCCTCAATGCCGGAGCCTGTGAGTTCGCGCGTCAGTCGAGCTTCGAGGGGATTTAGCCACTGAGGACCCATGTCGAACGTGAGCCAGCCCAACGCCTGCTGCTCAAGGCCGGTACCCCACGAGGTGGAACGCTCGGTCTCCATCAAGAGGAATGGCGGCACGCCGAAGAATCGTCCGATCTCTAGCACCTGAAACTGTCGCGACTGCAAGAACTGCGAGTCGGAGTTCGGCATGCTGAGCTGCTGGAACGTTGCGCCACTATCGAGAACGACGGTCGAGTGCGAGTTAGAAAGCCCCGCCATCTTCTCTTCCCACTTGCCCTTAAGACGTTCGGCGCTCTTCTCGTCGAGTCGCTGTTCGGTCTGCAAGATGCCAGTCGCAAGATTGCCGCCGGCGAACAACTTACCGCCATACTGCTCAGCGGCCATCGCCAGACCTACGGCATTGCGCATAGCGTGAATCGGAGAGATGCCGACTACGCCATCCGTCATCCAATGCGGAACGTGGAAGATTTCGCGCGACGTGTACGGTTCCTGCGAACCGTCGGCCTGCTTGACCGCAAACAGCTTGTGCCCCGCATAATCACCGGTCTTAATCACGGTGACCGACACGTCGGCAGGGTTCAAGGGGTTGAGCCACTGCACGGCACCCGCGCCGTTGAACATCTTCTGCGAATAGTGGTTACCCCACAGTGCGCGATGCGTTCCAGTAAGGCGCCAGAACTCAGGCGCAGTCATCTCGGGGTGTGGATTGGCGATCAGGTTGTTCTGAACCTTGGTAAAAGTGTCGGCCTTGAATGCGCCAATGGGAAGGTAGCCGCAGATACCAGAAACGAGGGTCACCGCACGCCATACCGCAGAATTGTGGTAGGCATTGTTCTCGGTGACCCTCACTCCGGAGTCGCTTTGCGAGTTGTCCCCGCCGAACACAGAGAAGAGAGCAGCGCTGTTGAGCGGAACCGCAGGGTTTTCGACGTTCGCCCTATGCTCCGTCGCCAGGCCGCTTGCCAGCCTGCGCAGGATCGTCATGGGTGGCCTCTCGGTCAATGGCATTGCCCACAATGATAAGGACTACAGCCAACGCGAGAATACCCCACCACATACCACAAACGACCCACACAAAGGCGATGACTAGCGCGACGCCCACGAACTCAAGAAACGATCCCATTACTGCTCTCCACTCGTCTTAACTTGAGTTCACGCGCCGTTACGCTTGGCCCACACGGTGAGCGACCCGTACGCGGCGAGCACGTCGGCGTCGACGACCGGCGCAGGGGTCGGGACCGCGGCCCACGCGGGGAGCATGAAGCCGGCGCCCTCGTCGAACAAGTCTTCCAGCACGGTGACGTCCAGGTAGGCAGAGCCGTAGATGCCCCAAGACGTGTTCCACGAATTGTCCATGCGGTAGCGGCGATCACCATCCCATGCAGAGATGACGTACTCGTGCTCACCAGCGAGACCCGACGACTTGTCCAGCGTGACGTTGCCACTCGTGTCGGGAGTCTCCATCGAGTAGTAGAAGTTGGAACCCATACCGACGGCCCCGAGCTGCAACGCGGTGTTCAACGCAGAGACCGTGTTACCGGTCGTCTGACCGGACCACAGGCCCAACTCCGCGGCGGCCCCCTCGATCCCCTTGTCGTCGGACCCCGTGTCCTGTTGCGGATATGCGCCCGAGATATCGTCGTCGCGAGTGATGACCTGATACAACTTCACCGCGAACGACTCGTCGAGCGTGTACGTGCCCGCCTTGAAGATGCTCCGCTTGTCAGCCTTGAGAGTCACCCGCATCAAGCCGGTACGACCGAGACTGTCGGTGCCGAGTAGGCCAGTCTCCGCGTTCGCCGTGCAGCTTCCCACGTTCTTCTGATCGAGGATCGGAGAGCGGCGAACCCAGTTGGCCGCCTTCGGTGCGACGCGGCGAATCTTCGGCGTGTACTTAGTCATGGCGTTGTCGATTCTCTCGGAGATGCAGTGACTGTGCGCGTAGCAGTGACCGTCGGCCCCGGCTTCGTGACTGTGGCCGTAACCGTCGCAGTCGGACCGGGCTTTACGGTCGTCGGCCCCGGAACGGATTCCGTCGCCGTGAACGTCGGACCGTAGGCAGTTGTAGTCGATCTGACTGTGAACGTCGTCTGAGTCGTCGCCGTAGTCGTAGGGCCCACATCGAACGTCGTGGACGTGCTAGTGACCGTCGGCGACGGCTCGGGAATGCCGTCGCCGTGCCCCTGAGCGGCGATCGTGGCGCTCAGCGCGCAGCAGGCAAGCCCCAGGGTCGACCAGGCTGCACGGACCTGCCAGCGAGGCATCCCCGCCCTGTGCTCACGCATCAGGATCGAGCCAGTTGGCCACGGGAAGCACGGCCCATGCTGAATGCGGGAACTCACCCTTGAGCGAGAGCATCCGACGACACGCGTCGTTGTAACCATAGAGCGTCGGCTTACCGGGCGAATCCTTGCAGTCGACATTCATGACTGCACCGAGTCTGACGACGATGAACTCTGTCATCTTGTCACGGCCCATTGGAACTCCAGTCACCAGATATTGAAACCACCATCAGGTTCCGCCATGACCTCGGCGAGCACCCATGAACCCATCACCATTGCGATACACAGGTCAATCTTGTTCTTACTGCGCCCCTTGGACAATGTGAACGTACCGTTCTCCTGTTCACGCTTCGCCGCGGTGAGTACCGCACTATTCAGCGGATAGTCATCAGAATGCGCGAAACCAGAAGCCTTGATCCTGGCAAAGGCATCGCCACAAGCAGGCGCCATCCTCGCAACGTTCTGGTCAAACTGAATGACCTCGACCCCTTCGTCTTCCAGTAGCCTAGCTGGAAGCTCAAAGAACCTAGGGTCATAGACCACGCCCCGGAATTTCGTCCCAAGTATCGACGCTTGGCCCTTGATGTAGTTCCAGACATTGACGTGGTCGATCCTTCCGAGCTGGTCGCTCATGAACCGTTTAGACGTGACTGCAATTCTAGTTCCAGATGGCGTTTCCACCCACCGCAGAGTGCATACTCCGACTGAGTCTTGGCGTAGCGCCATGTCGACGCCAACGACTCCCATCTCGAAGTCCCCGGCTTCCGCTTTGGCTACCAGTTCAGGGTCACTACAGTCATTCCAAGCGGACGGGTAGTCGACAAGCCAAGAATCTTCGGACACCTCGACCCATCGATTCGCGAAGTAGCGAATCCACTCATGACTTGGCACCTTTCCCCACTGGGCTACGCGTTGCTTCACTGACCAGATGACATCGGCCGCACCCGACGCCTGACGGCACGCCTTAGCCCTGTCTTCTGGATTCTTGTAATCGAGCCCGTCTTCCGCCTCGCGCCAGTCGAACAAGGTCCGCGAATCGATCGTCGGGTCCTTCTGTGCTTCCTTGCAGCGCTTGTACCACGTGCCCAACATGTTGTTGTCGACGTCGAAACCCGCCGTGCTGATCATGATCCATCGACCGGGGCCGCGGTTCACGACCTGGCCACCCTTCCGGCACTTCAGACTGCGCTTCGTCGCCCCAAGAGAGAGGACCGTGAACAGGCGAGCCTTGTTGTCCCCATCGGCGCCCCACTCATGCGTCTCATCGGCCAGCATGAGCGACGGATTGCCGCCCTCGTTCGTGCCGGCCTTCGCCGCAACGCGGAACGCCTTGCCAGGGTCGCCATTCCGAAAGCTGATGACCTTCGCGGTGACGTTGCAGACGCCGTTGAGCGGGGCCGCCTTCATCTGCCCGTCGGCGCCCCCGAAGGCCAAGCCCAACTGGCTGAAACAGATGTCCGCTTGCTCGAAGCTGCCGGCCGCAACACACACGTTGGGCGACGTCGGTGACACCTCTTCGGGGCCGGCCAGGTCGAGAGCTGCCAAGGCTGCCGCGAACTGCGTCTTGCCGCCACCACGACCTTCGCCGCGGATCGCACCCGAAAAACGCCACCAACCACAGTTGCCGCAGTACGAATACCACTCGTACACAAACTCCTGTTGATCTTTGCGGAGTTCGAATGGCATGCCGTACCAATCGCCTTCACCGCAGACGATGCGCTTCTCTATCCAGTCGCAGGCGATGCCGCCCTCAGATGGCCAAAGCTTGCGACGACCCGTCTTAGGGTTGAGTTCAGGCTTCCAATCGCAGTTCTCGCACGGAATCTCGTCCCATTCGACACCCAGGATAGCCATTACTCATCTTCGTCTCGTGGGTCACTACGTGGACGCAGCCTAAGCGCACCCGACTGCGACGACTCGCCGCGCTCGAAACCTCGCTGAGTCGCCTCTCCATACGCGACCAGGTCTATGCCGAGCCTCGCACGGTTCGCCGGCCCGATGCCGAGTTGCTTTTCCACACGTTCGGCCGCTTGAAGCGCCATGTTGGCCGCACTGTACTTCGGGTTGATGGACATCGTGCCAGTCGAGTTAGGAACCACCGGTTCGTGGTCCGCTTCCTCGGAGAGCGTGAAGAATCGATTGAGGCACGCAAAGTAGCGTTCTACGAGCGTGAGATCTGATTCCTGAAGGATTGCGGCAACAGGGTCGGTCCAATAGCGATCGAAGGCCCTAACAACGGCAGGGTGGGCATTCTCTTCGATAGCAGCCGGAAAGTCGCAACGTGGCTCACCATTTGCCGGTACGAGTGCAAACTTCTCGCCGTTGCGATAATCAGCCGCCGTGCCTGGCGCTTTCTTCCTTGGCATCCTCGGAGAGTACTGGAAGATCAGCGAAAATGGTACACACCCCCAATATCGTTAGCATAACTAACAATGACCGACATGCGATCGTCGCGCCATCTATGCATAGTCTTCCAATAGTCCAGATCACCCCGGACGAGGTTCAATTAGGTACCTTGATCAAATTTTCGG